ACTTGCTTTGGAAGCCTAAAATCCAAGAACAAAAAACATCTCAATATGGTAATGTTAATATAAGATACCAGTATGAGTATAAACGTAGATTGATTGATGCTTGGAAACATAGCCACAATGCAATATTACCGTGGCAAGAAATAAGATACATATTTTAAGATGTGTCCGTGAGTCTCCCGTCAGTGTGAAATAGAACTACCGAGCAGGACACACTTAATTAACTTAAGGAGGAATAATGAGTTTTGTAACAGAAAATAGTATGAAAGCACATTACAAGAGATTGTCTTGTAGAACTATTAAAATAAATGGTGTTAGACTTGATCTTGAAGTTTATAAAACGCCTGATGGTATGACATTTGAAGTTGTAGAACATGTACCTGATACTGTATTTGATGATAATTATGTATCAAGACATGAAACACATATACCTTGGGATAAAATAGTAGATGCTCCAGAAGAGCCTTTACCAGAAGAAATGGAGGAATAATGGAAGTATTAATACACAAAGAATCTTGGGATAAGATTATAAATTATGCTAAAGCTGCTTATGTAACAGAAAAGGCTGAGATAGGTGGTATGGCTGTAGTAACACAAGATGAAGATGGTGATTGGACTATTGAAAATCCAGTTATATTACCACAAGAAATAGCAGGGACTACGTGTGACCTAGATAAAGAAGAATTGGCTACGTATTATACTCAAATGGCTATGAAATACAAAGACCAGAAGTTTAGATTTTGTTGGTGGCACAGTCATCACACAATGGATGCATTCTGGAGTGGTACAGACCTGTCTAGTATTGATGAGTATGGTGAAGGTGAATCAGATGTTTCATTTGCACTTGTTGTTAATCTAAAAGAGGAATATAAATGCAGAATATCTGTATGGAAACCAGTAGAAGTACATCAAGATGTAGATGTTAAAATACTAGATGATACACCTGAAATGGAAATACCACTTGAAATAGTTACAGAAGTTAAAGCTAAATGTAGAAAGCGTACTTATACAAACATAAGTTCTTACAAATCTGGTGGTTCTGTATTAGAGCCTAAAAACAAAAAACAATTAACAATTGGACAAAGTAACTACGATTGGGCTACATACAATTGGCTTGATGATGACTTGGAAACAGGACTAAAACCAACACAACAAGAAGTAATTAACTTTGAAGCTAAACATGAATATGCTTGTGGTAAAATAACAGAATTTATCAGGCAATTCAATTTAGGTAGTTGGAATATGCATAAGTATAAATCAGCAGTAACACATACAAATAAACTAATAGAACCTTATGGTCTTGCTATAGATACTTTAAACAAAAAAGAGCTTGAAGAGTTTATAGAAATGGATAGAGAACCATGGGAACTAATAAATTGTATTGATCCAAAATACTTAGATATTGCTGAAAGTGTACTTGATGCAATGTCTTATAACCGATCTTATGGAGGATATAATATATAATGGCTAAAATGAGCGTTAAAAAACAAAAAATGAGCAAAAGTAAAAGAGAAAGACTCAAATATTTTGTTGAAAATTATATGTCAAAAAAAGATAAAGGTCGTAATAAAAAAGCTGCAATGGTTAAATATTGTGGTATTGTAAGGAGGAGTAAAGATGATAAATCTTAGGAGTCAAGATATTGCAGATTTATCTGGTGTTGAGTTTCATGTTGTAGGTTGCGGGGCTATCGGTAGCTCCGTGGCCATGCAACTTGTTAGGCTTGGCGCTGATAAATTTTATCTGTATGATTTTGATAAAGTAGAAATACAAAATGTAGGTGTAAGTCAGTATATAGAAGAAGATATTGGTAAACTAAAAGTTGTAGCCTTAATTAAACATATGAAGAGTATTAATCCTCATATTTATGTAGAAGGTGTAGCAAATAAGTTTAGTCAGTATATGGGTAGTAAAGAAGGCATATTAATACTAGGCCTTGATAGCATGCAAGCTAGAAAAGATGTTGTTAAAATGCTAGTAGAATGCCCTTATAAACCTAAAACAGTAATTGATGGTCGTATGGGTGCAGATCATTATCAGCAATACATATATAATAATATAACTATGTCACAATATGACAAAAATTGGTATTCAGATGATGATTCAGATCCAGAACCATGCACTCGTAAAGCTACATCTTATTGTAGTAATATGAGTGGTAGTTTTATATCAAACTCTGTAAAGAATATTGTTATGAAACAACCATATTTTAAAGAAGTTACTTTCAATTTTTCAACATTAATACTTGATAAAAAGAAATTAATTTCGTAGATTATAAACCCTTCAGTTCGAAGGTATCTTATATAATGTATAGCAATGAGCAGGATAGCTTTCCTATGTTGTCCTGCTTATCACATAGGAGAACACAAATGAATAATGTAGATATATCTAAACAAACTGGTGTTGTTAAAGACATACTAGTTAACAAAGAAAAGCATGAAAAAGCAGGTTTAGAAGTCTTAGTAGACGAAACACCTGATGCTTGGAAATCACCTGAAATTGGTGAACTAGCTGCGGCATTAGCCAAAGCACAATCAGAAATGGAAGGTGCAAAGAAAGAAAGCACAAATCCATTCTTTAAGTCTAATTATGCAGACTTACATGCAGTAATTAAAGCATCTTTTCCATACCTAAGCAAAAATGGATTGTCTGTTACACAGGGTAATGAGCCTATTAAAGGCGCAGTATGTGTTACAACAACATTAATGCATTCATCAGGTCAATGGTTAAGATCAAAAGTTAAATTACCACTTGCAAAAGTTGACGCACAAGGTGTGGGTTCAGCGATTACATATGGTAGAAGATACGGTTTATCATCAATGGTAGGTATTGCACAGTATGATGATGACGCTAATTCAATTCGTAAATAAAGGAGAATAAATGGCAGAAAGAACACTTACTGTTAAAACAGGTGGTGGATCTAGTTATTCAACTGGATGGCACACTAAATTAATATCAAAAGCTGAGTATGGAGACTATAATGGTACTAAATACTTAGATGTATGGTTTGAAGACTTTCCTGAGTCTTTAAATATGCGTGTATATGAAAAGAAAAACTCTAGTGGCGAAGAATTTGCTATTGGTAACTTATTCAGATACGCTAATGCTGGAATTACAAGTGCGTTAGAAGGTGCAAATAACACAAAAGTTATTAAACTTGATGATAGCCCACAAGCATTAATAGGTAAAAGTCTTAATGTATATGTACATAAAGATGGTAAATACTCAAGAGTATTAAATCAGCCTGCACCTACAGAGTTTGAAAACGTTGTAGAAAAGTTCAATGCTGATGATGTTCAGTTTTGGAAAAATAGAGCAGAAAAATACTTTACAGAGTATGTACAACCTAAGTTAGAAAAGAAATTAGAAAGTGTCGTTGACACTTCTGATTCCTCCGAGAGTGACGAGATACCCTTTTAGGCGATAGGTACTCGTTAAATTATAGAGAGTCAATAACTGGTCCTGTAAGTCTTTATAAGTCAGTATCATCACATAGCAATAGCTATCTAGGCCAACGATTGGTTTGGGGATACTTATAAAGCAAAGGAATATGTGAGGCTCTCTATATAAAAGATTTTGGTAACAGTATAAAAACTCCCTAGATAGTACTCAGTTTACTATCTGACATTTCAGAAATCTATATTCCATTAGATTCCGATATATTTGTTTTCATACGTTGAACATTGCCTGGCTGGAAGTTGCAGGAGTTACCAAAAAATTAAGGAGCATTATGAGAGCAACAGAATTTATGCATTTTATTAACATTGACCCTAAAGAACTTAAGTTAGGGCATAACTTAAAAGGTGATTCATATACACATATGACTATAAGAATGAAAATTAAGCGTGCAAGATATGAACACCAAACTAGACTAAGGGAGGAGAACAAGAAGTGATAATTGAGATACTTTTATATACGATACTTTTAATGGTAATAGGATTAATTTTAATAATTGTTATTACAAAGCCCTACGAATGGGAGGATTTACATGGAAGAGATTAAAGATTTATATAAAGAGTTTGCTTTAGGTGTAAGTAATAGACATAACTTTCAATCTGTAGACAAAATATCAGATTGGATGGGAACAGATAGTGATACATTTATGTCTTTATATAACTATGACGAATATGTTGTAGAGTTTTACGCTAAGAACAAGTCTTTATCAGGATTTGACGGTTTAATATATATGCCTGATGAATTTATATTAGATGTGGATGGTAGTAGCATAAGAGATGCGAGAGATAAGTTAACTGGTTTAATGATTGTACTAGATGATTTAAACCTATATTATAGAACGTATTTTAGTGGTACTGGATTTCATGTTGGTATACATTCATCAGCATTTGATTGGAAACCAAGTGCTAATTTGCACATAGAAGTAAAAGATCAGTTAACAAAAGCAGGTATATTTGAGTATGCTGACCCTTCTGTTACTGATAAAAGTAGAATTATACGTGTTAATAACACTAAAAATACTAAATCTGGTCTATACAAGGTATGTATAGAAGATAGTATAGATATACTTAATAAAGAAGATGATGTATTTAAAGAAGAGTTATTAAAACTAGCAGCTAAACCTAGAGATATAGAGTATGAAGATATAGAAATGGCTGCTCCCGTGTTTGATGTATTAGATAAAGAAAAACCTAAAGAACAATTACCTATAAAAGTAGCAACAACCAGAGATCCTGTTAATACTAACTGTATACAGAAGATGATGGAAGGTGCTCCACATGGTAAACGTCATATGGTTGCTCTTAGACTAGCATCATACCTGAGATGGAACTTTCCAGAAAACATTGTAAGACTTATTATGGAAGATTGGCGTGTAAAGGTTAGTGACGCTGCTCAGAGTGAGTTTAAAGCAGAAGAAATGGAAGGTATAATAGAAGGTTGTTATACTGGTCATGATGGTCAAGGTTATAGGTATGGCGCTGATGATCCAGTTATTAAGTTTTATTGTAACTCTAGATGTACATTACATAGAGGTGCTAAGGCAGAGAATATGATGGATTCTAGTAGTATGGAAAACGAACTTATAAACTTCTATGCTCAAGATCTTAAACCTATTAACTTAGGTGAGCCATATGGGCAGGATTTTCCTGTATATCCAGGCGAAACTGTCATAATACAGGCTCCACCAGCTAGTATGAAGACTATGTTGTTGCAAAACTGGGCTAATTACTTCAAGAAACAAACATATTTTGTTGAAATGGAGATGTCACCAAGACAAATATGGTCTAGATTTGTACAAATAGAGATGGGTTGGGATGAAAAACAGTTGTCTGAGCACTACAAACAAATGAAAAATGGTATGGATAAAAGATTCGAATGGCTAACAGTAGATTATTCTGCGCCATATGCACATGAATTAGAGACAAGAATCACTAGCCTACCTATCAAGCCAGAAATAGTAATTGTTGACCATTTGGGCCTATTTAAGAGCAAACAAAAGGATAACAATATGAAGGTTGAGGAAGCATCTCAAGCTATTATGGAACTTGCAGTAAGACAAAACGTAATTGTGTTTGCTGTTAGTGAGGTAAGTAAAGCAGCTTTCAAAGAAGGTATGGACATATCTTCATCTAGAGGCTCATTTAGAGTCGCTTATAATGCTAATAAAGTAATATCTATTAATCCATTTAAGAATAAAGAAACAGGTCTTGTTGAACTGTTAGATATTAAATGTGATAAGAATAGAGAAAAAGAGCATTTACAAGCACGTCTGGCTGTTAACAATGTAAGAATAGAAAAAGCAAGTTAGGAGAACTATGTACTATAATACTAATGATGAAACAGGGGAAACTCTGCAAAGCAGTAGAAATGCTACAATGAAGCAAGAAGATCAAATTCTTGGTATATTTCAAGCATTTCCAAATGAAGGTCTTACACCATTTGATATTGAAGATTTTGCAAATGATCAAGATGTTCATTGGCCTATAACAAGCATTAGAAGAGCTATTACAGATTTGACTAGTGCTGGCAAATTAACTAAAACTAACACAACTAAACTAGGTAAGTATGGAAAAAAAGTACATACTTGGAAATTAGCATAGGAGGCTATAATGGCTAAAAAAGAAGAAAAAAAACAATTAACTTTAGATGAGCAAATAGAACAGTTAACTAATCAAAGAAATCAAATAGAAGTAGCTTTTCACAAATGTACTGGAGCTTTAGAAGTACTATTACAAATGAGAGAGGAAAATTCAAATGGCAAAAAGTAAAAAAGAAACTAAAAAAGACCCAATGGATATGGTGTTTGATTTAATAGACACTATCAATGAAAGTATTAAAAACATTCATGATAGAGTAGATAACACACAAAAACAGATTGATGCACTAACTGAAGCGAGCAAATTAAGTAGCCAGCTACATAAAGGTGCCAATGAAACTGACAATGAAATTGTCAAAATGGTCAACAGAATGGCTGACAGAATGGGTTTAAAGTAATGGGCAAAAATAAAAAACCGACCATGATGGAAGTCAAAAACGCTATAAACAACTTAATTGCTGAATTTCTTTCATTAAGTGATAGGATAAGTAAAATAGATGCTTTATTCTTTAAGTTTTTAACATTTTCAGGAAAACAAGATGAGTTTAAAGCTTGGTTAGAAAATGAAAACAAATCAGAAAAGGAAGAAAAGTAATGAGTTGGTTTTGTAATAGCGAAGAAGCTAAAGAACATAAGAAAAATTGCAAAAAAAATCCATGGGAATGTGGTGAATGTATTTGGATTGATGAATCTTCAAATGCTATGTCAAAACATGGCAAAGAAGTAATAGAGGAAGACATTCAACATCCACTATATGATATGATAATAAGCACATTTAATGGCCGTGAAATTAATTAATTGCAATAAATGTAATGTAAAGTGCACCCCTGTGTATAGACTTTCTCCAAAAGTTAACTGTATTCACTATATATGCAGGGAGTGTGCTTTAAAACATATGGAAGGATATTATGATAGAAGATCTATTGAAACTAAAGAAGCAGATTGATTGTATGATAGAAACATATAAGGACTTACATCCAGATAGTTATGAGATAACTGGTGACGGTCAATACTTAGATGTTGATAAAGAAGAATTACAAAAAAGAGCTGCTTTAAAAAAAATAAGAGAGGGCACTTATGAAAGCACGTTCAGCCAAAAACAAAGGCAGAAAACTACAGAATCTAGTGAGGGACCGCCTTCGCTCTGTGTTTACGGAGACTCTTGAGACGAATGATATAGAATCTCAGGTCATGGGAATGAGTGGTGAAGATATAGTATTATCACCAGCAGCAAAAAAAGTAATTAAATATAGTTTTGAATGTAAGAACCAAGAAAGATTAAACTTATGGAAATCTTTAGAGCAAGCTGCATCTAACTGTGAAGATAGACAGCCAGTTCTTGTGTTTAAACGTAACAGATCAAAAATATATGTAGCTATAGAATTTGAACATTTTATAAATTTAATTAAAAAGGAGATTTAATGAAGAAAGGTTTTCATTTAGAACAAGGTTATTTTAGTACATATCTATATCCATTAGGTATAGAAATATTTATAGACGAAGGTATACAGTTTAGTTTTATATTCTTCAAATACGAAATGTCACTAAGTATTGGTAGAAATTATACAATCTTTGGAGACATTGTAGAAAGAGCAATAAGCGTTAAGTCACAATTAGAAAGTGAAAAAAAGTTTAACGCCTAACACCTGCCAGTAAATCTAGAGAGGCTAAAACATCAGGGTCAATTCCCCTTTTGCTTTGGCCCTCTTTTTTCTTTTTCTTTTTAAATAATAAATCATGATAATATTTAGTATTTTCAGTAGGGTATGCTTTTAATGTATGAGTTATTAAATCTCTACCTCTACCATCTCTAATTGCAGGGAAATATTTATTAGACCATTGCCCCCAAAACGTAGAGTATTGATAAGCATTATATAAATCATGGTATCTGTCTGTTTCATCAGAAAAGTCTACATTACCAAATAAGATTTTATTTAAATCATTATTTTCAACATCTATTACACCACCTGCTATTGCAAGATATTTTAAAGTGCCTAAGTTAGTACCTGTAAACTCAGATAATAATCCAAATGTTCCTCTGTCTGGGTTATCAAATTCATTTAAATCATCAAATACTCTTTGAGCTCTTTCAATAGTATCATGCTCAAATAAGTTAAATAAATTAGTATTTGTTAATATACTTGCCAAACTAATAACTGTAGCTATTCCTGCATAATTCATTAAATGTCTAATTTCAGGAGCGCTAAAACCTTGTCCTGCTAAAATAGCTTTATGAGCACCTTTTATAGTAGAATATTGAGATTCAAATAGTGACATAGGATAATGCATTAAATGCAGAGATAACTCACTAATCATTCCAGCTGCAGGTTTTAATCTTTTATTAATTGTAGATCCATCAGCCATTTCTTCTACTGTACGCCATTCACCTCTTGCCCATTTAGATTTTGCATGAGCAGCATATTCATAAGCCCACCCATTTACCGTCTGTAGTGCATGATTTTTTGCAAAATTTGCTGCATCTTTAGGCGATACTCCAGTATTAATTAAATATTGATATTTTTCATTAAAAGCAACTCTAAACATCCATTTACGCTGATTGTTTTCAGTTATTCTGTGAAAAAATAAAGCTTTATCTAAAACCCATTGACCTTTTTCGATCATAAAATCTTTTAAAGGTTCGTTATTTTTTATCATTTTACCAGTATAAGGATCATATTTTACTGCACCAGATTTTAAATCACTTTTAGATATTAAACCTTCTGTATAAAGCTCTTGAGCAGCATCAGTAAATAAAAATCCTGCTTCTTTTTCAGCTTCTAGTATTATCTTTTGTATACCGTCTGTATCGTGATTAAAAGCTTTTACTGCTTTATTAAGAGATGATAAACCTACTCTAGAATAAAAATGAAGAGCA